TGGTGACGTCTACGAAGGAGATTTTGTGGATGGCAAACGTACAGGCAGAGGAAAACTCACATTGTCTAACGGTGATGTCTACGAAGGAAATTTTGTTGATGGCAAACATATAGGCAGAGGAAAATACACCTCTTCTCAAATAGTTGAGTCTGCGTCTTCATCAAACCAGACCACCTTTCAGAACGAATGTGTCATATGCATGATGGCCCCTCGAAGTGTTCTCCTTTTGCCATGTAAACATCTTATCCTTTGCGATGGATGCGCAGAAGACGGGACTCTGAAGAATTGCTATTATTGCAAAAGGGATGTCTCAAGCGTCATCAAACACATTTACCTTTGAAAAAATCTAAATTGGATGATTCACTTTATCCAAATGTTTGTTAGAGTTTACAAATTCACTTATATCAAGATAATAAAATCTGCTTTGCTGAAACATCGTTTATTGAATTAAAATCTCATCCAAGACATCTTATTTAACAGAATAGTTTTGGTAGTAGAAGAGAAGATTGATATTATATTCACGTTATAATCAGAACTTTCAATAATAATTTCATTTAATGCTTCTTCATCTAGACTGAGCTTAATACGATTCCACATTCAAATATGAACCAACGCCTCTATCTCATCCGCAACAGCTGCAGCGATGGTTTCTGGTAAATGCATAGGTATATCTCCTGGTTCACTAAGTTCGATTTCATCCATCCTCTCGCCATATTTAAATTCAAAAAATTGTTCAATGACGCGTTGATAGAGCAACCTGTCGGAGAGCTTTTCGTTCTCGTCTTCTGTTTGATTCAAGACGGCCGAGTATTTCTGTTGGTGCCACGACTTATATACTTTGTAGATTCTCCCAATCGTCGTCTTCTTCTTTTTGGGAACAACGAGAGGATGGTCCAACGTTAAATGTATACAGTCCTGGCAGAAGTGCAAAAACTGGCTGTACATGGACGGAATCTGGAGCGATCCGAAGTAGAAATTATTCGCGGAATGACGCAGTGTTTTTAGGACAACTCTCTTCAGATTTTCGTTGGAAACGATATTTGCTGGGAATTTCTCCTTCTCTAGAAACGCACTGAACTCTTGACGGACTTCATTCATATGCACTAGATGAACATCTTCAGAAACGTCTTTCACGTACTTTATCACAAAATATTCAAACAAGGAAGATACATCTGTAGACTGGAACTTGTGCATGCGGAAAACATAGGAGAATTCCCTTGATAGATCTTTCGTGAACATAATTTCTGCGTATTTCTTTGCACAACAGAGAAACGTCGCTGCGTGGTTATCTATCACAGAGATGGCATGTGAAATGCTGGACGATTTGAAACAAATGAAGGCGAGAGAGTGTGGCGGGAAACTCGGTTTATATAGAAATTTCACGTTCGCCCACAAGCGATTGGTTCCCGCGCCGACGTACTGCGAGCAGAGACGATGCAGAAAAACCATCGCCCGTCGCGCAACTTCCTCGTCGCCCATCCAGAGAGTGGTGAATTCGAACGCATTCGTTGAACAGTGTATGATGCATCCCAGAGTGAATAGCAGAAATTTCGCTTCTTCGTACGATTCCACAAGCCCCTCGCAGAACTCGATACATCGCTCAATCCATGTCATGGAAGGAGAGAATTCTAACCAATGTCTACTTTTGATTTTTTGTTTGAGCGTTCTCCACAAAGTGAGGGGTTGCAAGGTTGTAGGAATCTTATCACGCACGGCAAAGAAGATTTCGTCCGATGAAATAATCTGGAAAATTCCGTTTGTGTCGATGGTGTAGAAGGCATTCATGATCTCATTGTAGAAGTACTTGTCGCTAAGATGATCTCTGTAGATATCGCTTGCGTTTCTTTGAATATCTTCTAGCGTTTGCGTCCTTTTGATCGTCGCGGAAAAGAGTTTATCGATGACAGCGACTATTTTCTCTTTGATATCGCTGGCGATCTTCTTCGTATCCTGACCTTCGCGTTGCATCGTGTAAAACCGTTCCGTGATGGACTGTGGTAAAATTTCAAACAGCTGGAAATCAAAAATATTCTCCTCGTTCTTGTCATCTGACGTTGGTTCTATTACAACTACTTCTGCTGCTATTTGTTCATCTTCTCCTCCTATTGTTTCCGGCAAAATCTTCTCTGTTGTCTCCTCCGACGTGTCTTTCGCGTCTCTTGCAACTTCACTTTCAAACATGATATACAGACCTCGCGTAAATGAATCTTCCTGAATCTCTGCTTAGATTAATCTTTTCTTTGATTGAACACATATATCCTTTAAATAGCTACTTGTTTACCCGCTTCTCCGATTCTAAAAGAAGAATACATACTTCAAAATCACTCATGAAATGCTTATGTTTAGTAAAGATAAGATGCATTTTCAAACGGAAATACATCCGATTATTACTATTACTATTACTATTAAATGCGATTTACTACAATGAAATAGCAATAGTACTATCGTACCGATCAAGAATTCTTTTGCACCATTTGTTTGATTTTTTTCTTGTCCTTCGTGCTAAGTTTGGAATTTTTCCATTTCTGCACGATGTGCACAATTTTCTCAAACTCGCCCTGATCTAGCTTCTTCAGTAGTTCTTTGTTTCCCAGCTCAATGACTTCGTGACAAACCAGTGGCAGCACACGGGATAGATATCTGTAATCGACGCCTAACGCTTGGCTCGAGATACACAACGTATTGTATGCATTGCTTTGTGTAGCTGACTTGCTCAACGAGTTTGTGAAGACGATGTCTATGGTTTCGTCTTTCTCTCTCTCTTTCGCTTCAGAAATTTCGTTATTGTCATCTTTGCATTTCTTCACTTTCATTGTTCCAACAGATCCGTTCACAGCATGACTTTTCTTGCTTGTAGTTGTAATCGTGGATGGAATCGCAGACGGAAGAGAAGAAGTGCAGACATTGTCTAACAACTCGTTCTTGTTATTCTGGCGACTGCGACGAACAATCCTCATGTCCTTATCTTCTCGCCTGCTCCGTTTCATAGTGGCGTTGATGTACTGACAATGGACGAGCGATGAAAGAACGTGCAGCTGCGAAAAACGGTCTTTCAGATGCAGATGCCGATTCATGACGTCTCCAAGTGTCAATTGGTAGATGAAAAAGTGGTAATACTCTCTCTTCTGTTTGGGTTTCCATACTTTTCGCTGCATCTGCAAAACGATATTCTCGTGCACCATCATTGGAATCAAGCTGTAATCAAAACAGACCATTTCATGAATCTGGGAGAAAGAGAGATCTTCTCTGTAGATATCGCTCGTTATTTGAAAAAGATTTAGGTTGTGTGTATGTGCTTCGTAATCCACAAGAGAATCGCTTCTCCGAGCATGCATGTCTTCGAGTAAGATGAGACATTTCCTTATATTTCTGTTGCAGAGCTTGACAATTTCGACTAGTTTCTTCGGGTGCACTTCAAACTCTTCCGCATCAGCGATATTCGCTAGCAAACTCACGATATCTTTCTCCGACGGAATTTCTATTTCCAGCTCTTGCAGCAGAGAAGGAGACAGCTTCTTGTCATAGGGTTTGTTGCTAATGCAAACTACGGGGACAGAAACGGATGATTTGCGCATGTATTCAAATACGGTCGCAAACAGTTCGTACAAGCCGCCTTTATCTCCGCAGCTCATCCCATCGATATCGTCCATTAAAATGCCTACTTTCCAGTCCTTCCCATTGCGACAAATCATATCGATCGGATGATTCGATAGAACTTTCTCCATAAGATCCTGGATACGTTTCTTACTTCGAATATCTCCTGCGTTCAGTTCAAAGATCCTGTAGCCAGCGCTTTTTAGAAGCAAACTCGCGAGTGACGATTTCCCAATACCTCCTGCTCCGTAAATGTACATAACTGGGACAGGGGAGGAGGAAGGAGGGGGAGGAAGTGGCAGAGAAGCGTCTCTTGGTTCAGTAGAAATAAGTGATGAAAGCGAGGACGAATTGCAGGAAGATGTCGCAAACTCAGAAATCCATCTTTTCAGAATCTCCACCGTTTGTTTGTTTCCAACGATATTATCAAGTTTCACAGGAGAATATTTTTCATACCAAGCGCTATATCTTTCCATTCGTATTTTCTTCTTCTCCCTGCGGATGTATATTTAGTCAGAGGTGAATATTTTTAAGTATGTTTTCAGAACTCGAAGCGGAAATTCGCTGGAAAATAATTTCTCCGTAAATGAATATAAAAAAAAGAACTTTTTCCTTCCTTGTCGATTTTCCTAGAAATGATCCCTCAACTTCTTCGAACTGGCCTCAACGCTGTCGTTGGCGCATCTTCCAACGAAAATTTCAGAACCGCGACTTCTTCAGAGAGCACGGGTGCATATGCAAGCTCAAGCGAACGTATTGTTTCTGTCATCATTGCTATTATCGTTTTTGTTTTGATTGTCATTCTGATCGCAACCATCGGCAAATATCTCTGGAACGAGATTCTCGCTGGAGCTGACGGGTCCAAGGGTCTCTTCAAGCAAATTCGTCCGGTCAGCGGCGTCGCAGAGATTATAGGCTTGTACATCCTCGTCTCCCTCTTCTTGCACTAATTTCAAAACTTCGTTGACAGATAGTTTACAGTTCACAAGGAAATCCTCGTCGAAGACCGGCGACGCAGCTTCGCTTTCTCTTTGAAACAATCGGTGTTCGAAAGAGGGAAGGGACGCCGAAGCATCGATTTCGATCTTCTCTCGTGTTAGTACGTTGTATAAAATACATTTTGGGTATTTCCCGTGGTTTTTATAGTACAGATAAGCGTACATGGTCAGTTGAATGCTGTGTTCGTCTTTGATTTTATCGACGCATTTGATCTCAAAAATAGTGTTTTCGGAGAAACTGACAATATCGATCGAACCGTGCATTTGTCTGCTTTTATCACCCAACGAAACTTCGTATTCCAGATCGTCGTAAGATGCAAGAAGTTCGTGCAGACTCTCAACACATCTCAAGCAATTCAGTCGATCGAACCAATCAAATCGCTGTATCTGACGTAAGCGATGATTGAATCCAGTCTTCTTGCACATTTCTTCTGTGGTTCTCTTGAGCGATTTCTCAATGAGAACAGAAGAAAGTATTTCTTGAAAGACGGCATGGCCCAACGTCTTCTTCCTTTTTTTCCTGTTTTGAAGGGTGCAGGACGCAGAGGACGTGGAGGAAGGACATTCCAGCAATCTTGCATCTAAAGATCCGCGACATTCCTTGTAGATTTGCGGAAGTGCAGTTCCGACGATTTCGGAAACGCTTTCAAAATATCTTCTTCCGCGAACATGACGCTCTATCTTCACCGGAATTTCGATCTTCTTCTGAGCAGGACTTTGTACTTGCGAGGATATGCAGAAAGTGAGATCGAACACTTTTTCAGAGGAGAAGGATTTGAGAACATCGGTGACTCCAGACGCATACTCTGTTTTCTGTTTTTGCGGCGCTCTTGGTGGAGTTGTGATCCAGGACTCTTTTAAATTCGTTTCACATTGGCTGACCACAAACGCGCGATCCACGAATTCGTGACATTCGTTGTACCCACTGCAGTTTTCAATAACGTAAAGTTTCTTCACGCAACGTGTCAGGCCCGTGTAGCATTCATTGCTGCAGATCAATGAGAGTTCATCGCTTCTTCGGTTAAACCCGAAGAAAAACAGAACAAAACGTCCTAACCCCTTTGCACTATGAATCGTCGAAAAAACAAGTTTATCTTTCTGAAAATCACTGTCTGCGACGACGTCCGTATCTGAAGAAGGGACAAATACTGGATACTGTGGGTACATCTCGATGAATTTATTTACAAGTCTCTGTGCATTTGTGCTTCGAACGATGCTTGATGCGAGAATCATGACGTTTTCAATTCCGTGCTTCTCAACTTCGCTTCTGATCACCGTGGCCAGAACGCCCAGTTCTTCGATTTTCCCGAGATTTGCGCGGTAATAGGCAACATCTTCTGTGTTTGTTAAAATTCCTGGCTCAAGCACTTTCGTTTTCATGCACATATTCACGAAATCGCAGATTTTAGGCGAGCAACGGTAGGATTTGCGCAAAGTGCACTCGACCCATTCTCTTTCTCGTTTCTCTTGATTTGGTATTGCGAGAAATGTTTCAGAGAGGAGAATGTTGCCCAAGGTCAAGTATCTGTAATCAGACCCCTGATACACATAAATACTTTGCCACTTATCACCGAGTAGCAGGAGTTGCGGCGATACTCGTTGGATGATGATTGCCATGAGCACGATCTTGTAAAGTCGCGAAGTCATGTCCTGATTCTCGTCGACCACAAGCAGATCGTACTGCGGAATCTCTATTTTCCTTCTTCCAGACATTGTATTCATATTTCTAAAAAACATGAGAATCTCTTTGTCTGTTTCTGTATTAGGGTCGACGTATCTTCGGAAAAAGGAATGAAACGTATGAATCTCCATGTTGGACAAACCTCTTTCTTCCTGCATTCGTATCATCTCCGCTCTTTCCGTCATATCTGTGCGCAGATCGCGATTGAATGTCAAGACAAGAACTTTCTTCTCGGGAGGTAAATGTTTGCAAACGCCGAAAATTGTCGTCGTCTTCCCTGATCCAGCCACTGCATTTACGACTACATTCTTGTTCTGCAAAATGTTCATGATCACCTGATACTGCTCATCGGAGTACTTCAAATCCTGCTGTTTGTGAATCATCTTTCTTACTCCTTTTTTTTACTTCTTTTACTCTGAATTGTGAAGAGTACGTGATTTCTTTATATTGGCGAATGATCGATTTATCGAATTGCTCTATATAAAACGACCTGTACAAGGAGTAAGAGTAATTTCACGCTTGACACGTAACGCCATGTGTACACCGATGCTTTTCCTTGTAAAGGATTCATATGTTTGAATCGTTACATTTTAACCCCTTTTCCTTTATATGTCATAACTAAAAGATCCTTGAACTACCTGTCTATTTCATACGAGACGCGCAAGATACATTTCTCTGTTCTTGGTAGAGTAGGCGCAATTTTTCAGGAATATCTATTTGATTCTGGAAATAAGATTCAAATAGTGCTTGCATTTTTCGTTATTGTGCAGAGGAATAAGCGTATATAGCAAACTTTTCGTGATGATTTTCAGATTCGCCAGATCTTCAGATGAAAACATTTCAACAAACATGTCTTCAAAAGCAACCAAAAGAGTCTTCTCGTAATTTTCATTCAGAGTCTTGTTCATCAGAATCTTGTCATATCCAACGAGAGACTGGTAAAGTTTTGCCCAATCATACAACCAGTCGCCACAAATGGTTAATTTCTCACCGACTTTTCCGCGCATATCGATGAATTTCAAATTTCCGCCAGAATCCATGAGTATGTTAGTCATCACACAATCTCCATGAATCGTCGTACATTTACCGAGATTCTTGGATTCATACGCTTCAAGCTCGGCGAGAATTAATGTGAATAATTTCTGGTCGGGATCGTATTTCGAGTAATCGAAACTATTGTGTCTCTTACAGAGTTTTGCCGAGTAGTTCGCATAAATATCCACATTCTCGGAATACGTCGCATCAAAGGGACAGCTTTGAATGCGAAGGATGCATTGCATGACTTCAAGCAGTTTTTCAGCGTTCAGGAGACCAGAAAGGTAAATGTTTGTCAGCGTTAGTCCTTTGATCTTCTGAACACTGAACCATTTTTTTGTAGTTGTGAGGGAGCTTTTGTCATAATCAACCATGATAGGAAATAAATCCTTGATTTGCACGGGGATGTTGCCGTAGAAGAAGATTTCGCCTGACAGATCTTCAGAAGATTTGGTGAATAATTCCATGGAATCTTGGCGGAGCGAATTGAAATCTCGAGGCACGACAGTGTCCATGAAGAATCCGAGCTGTTTCTCCATGTTACTGCGACAGTTCAACGCCTTGTCGTCGATGTAAACATCTGCTTCTGGTTTTCCGAAATAAATCTCGTCGAAAGGAACATCGAACTCTTTTAATTTCTGAAGCGTCACGAGACCGATATCCGCCATCACGCTTCCTATATTCGCCGCATGAGTCTTCATTCTTCTCGCAGTATGAATGATGATCGTATGACCAAAAGATTTCAAATGTTTCAAGAACAAAATGTTTTCTTCGATGGGTCTTACCGTTGAATAATCGCCACGCAGAGTGGGGAATGTCACCAACGTGTTATCTAAATCAAAACAGAATCTGCGCTTCTTCTTCAAGAGATAGGAGCAGCTCTTCGGGAAGTTGTTGTAAAACAATTTCACTTGCGTCGGCGTTCCTAGACAGTGGAAATGATCCGAAGAAACAATCTTCGCATTGAATTCGTGCTTCGCATCTAACATGTTTTGGATCACGTTGGAAGTATAGAACTCGCCCTTCTGTAGCCGAAGGTTGTCTATAATATCTTGAGTTTGCAAAAGGAGTTCTTTTGCAGAATGAAAACCATAAGCACCTGTGCATGCCAAGCTAGAGATACGCTCTTTCTCGACAATTCGTTGGATCGATGCTCTGTTCACAGGGGACATGTCAATAAAAGAAAAAGCTTTTGAATCGCTCTTGTCCTCAAAACAGAAGACGGCATTCTCGCCTTTCCACATGTCAATGATGTCCGCTGTGTAGAAATTATCGCAATCTAAACAAAGCACCGGGCTATCGACGACATCTTCGTTTGCAATATCCAGAGCCTTCAGAGAAACATTAAGTGTTTCTGCAGCCCCTCTCGTTTGTTCAATGAGGGGAACGAACCTGAATTTAATGCCCGGGTAATCCTTCTTAAGCTGGTCTTCAAAGAAGTAGCGATCGTATTCGTCATTGTATGCGATACAAACAAAATCAATGGATTTCAGATTTAAATTGTCGAGTAGATAGTAAAGAATTGGATGACCCATAATTTTAATTAGAGCTTTTGGATCCAAGTATCCGTTCATGCGAAACCTTTCTCCTCTTCCTCCAATCGGAATGAGAATGAACATTACCGTAACAATTCTTAATATACCTGGAAAATGCCAGAAATAAAAAATCTCCTGCGGTTAAATTATATTTTTCTTGAGCCAACTTAAAAAACACGTTAGAATAGCTGCAAACGCCGATGCAGAAAAAATATTAAGGAATCCGATTTTTAACATTTGGAGTTTTCATTCATTTTGCACTTTTAAAAAGATAAAAAAAAATAAGATTTGATATATATTTTTTTGTAGATAGGGTATATTTTTCGCATGCTTGTTATCTCTATCAACGTTCACGAGAATGTTCGATTCCTTTTCGAACAAATTGAGAATATTTACGACTTTGTGAAAGAAAAGCACGTGATCGTTCTGAACGTGGACGAGACAATGATGCATCTCCTGAAAAGTAGGAAACTACCCATGAATGTGGTTATTAATCCTGAGATCATCAATAAACAGCGTTTTCACGGGTCTCTGTTTCATGGAATATATTCAAACATGCTATTCGCTTTGCAGAAATACTCTTTCGATTTTTTCATTATTCTTTCTTCGCGAACGCTTTTCTACAACGAACTCACTCTGCAGAGATTATACCTTTTCCAACCGACGCTAACCGATCTTGAGAAATATTTGAAAGACCAGAGGAGCCAAAGGGAGAATCTTGATTCAAAAGATTCTTTGACCTGGTACTGGTCAAGATTCATGAAGACAAAACTCGCAGAAATGTATTTAAGGAGAAATCAGCCTCTTTACGCCACGCCTCATGAAGGACTCGTCTTTCATTACGAAATCTGTCTGAATATGAAAAGCATTCTCGAGAATAGTCCAGATATCCGTGACGAGTTATTTGATTTTGACGACTGTATTGAAGAAATGGCTCTGCAAACTATCGCATGCAACGAACATAATCTTCCCCATGGCTTCTATGGTTTCATATACATAGGTCACGGAGTTCGAACTCATAACACGATGCCTACAAATCTAAAACTTCACACGTACAAAGTCAACAAAGATGACTACATGCGTCTGCGCACGAAACATTCGTTTGAATACGAGTTGTATAAACGTCTCATAAACAGACGTTGAAGAGAGAAGAAGAGAGGTTTTTATAGGGAAGTACAATAATTTCTAATTTGATTATATAAGAATACAGTAAGTAAAAACATTGCTAGACTCGTTTTTGAAGCATCAAGAATTATCGAGAGAAACATGACGCAGAAAACAAGAAGAGCTGATCAGAAGAAGCCATTTACGATGAAGAAAGGGAACGGACAAGGGACTTATGCTTCTGCGAGTATCCCCGAACAACTGGTACAGAAAATAAACGAGTCACGAGGAGTCGAGTTCACGAAGAGCAACTCATCAAATGTCCAATCGTCGTTTCAAAAAGTGCAGATCATGGTCTCTAAAATGCTTCCTTTCGACAAAATCTCTGGAATCATGAACCGTTTTCTACCGAAAGAAGCGCCGAAGACGAAACCAGTCATAGCGATGTATATATCTGTTATTGTCTTCATCATAGCGTACTTATTCGTTCTCAACGATTTCCAGAATTGCAAGGTGGTGAAAGCAGGAAAAGAGGTCATGTACGACGTCGAGTCCTGTAAAACGTATTCCGAATACCAAAAGCAGCCGATACTGAGAGACACAGTCGTAAATTCCTTGTATACGACACATGTCACTTACAACATGTCAACGACTGTCCTTCGGGCCGTTGATTCTATCTTTCCTCAATTCCGAAGAGTGACACCTCTTTTCTACAAATTATTGGGATCGAAATTATTTGATATGTCGTATTCGTTTTTCGAGTTTCAAGTGCAAAGCAACGACACAGGAGAGACCAAAGAGAGTAATAGTTTTAGAAATATTCTGAAGAGGTCGTCAGTCGCTTTAGCAAAAGAGCTCTTTAAGATAGATAGATACAAACCTTTCACTTCATTTAAGAAGTAAAGGAAGGTCTGGAGGTCCTGAGGTTTTCACGATTAACCCTTTCCCTCTGAAATTTATAACGATGATTTAAAGATGACGTCACCGGGTGGTCGTCTTTAAGATGTTTTCCACAGTAAAGGGCTAACTCTCCACATGAAAAGATTGCGGAAGAGGCACAGAGGAGAAATCTACTTTGGAATCATCGAAAGAGACGAATTTGTCCACATCACCAGGCAAATGGGGAGAATCAGTGATCACTGTCCCACAATAAGGTTCCTTCTTCTCTCGATAATTCACGGGCGTATAGAGCTTCCACTTGATGGCATGGGCGAGTAGAAATCGGAAAGACGTCCAAAACTCTTCTGTGTGTCCCTGAGAAATGCAAAGCACATGTGCCAGTTCATGCAGAGCGACGAAGACAATTGTGTTTTTCTGGACAATCTTTTGTTCGTTGTCTCGAAATCGAATACAGAAAACGAGCTTCTCGCCCTTGTTGACGGAATAACTTGTATGGTTTGAGTCATCTGTGGCTTCTTGGATGTTCTCAGGATGGTACCGTTTCTGTAAAAGTTGAACTCGCTTGTCTTGAGGGTATGCAATCACGAGACGCCGAACGAGAGTTGACAGCACGCTGCGAATATACGCAATCATATTCGCCGCTTCTTTTCTGTCTGGAAGGTTTCGAACTAGATATTTCTGTCCGTCGTAACTGGAATGCTCATACACCATATCGAAGGAGTAGTTGAAACTGAAGAAATACCAAATGAGAAAAAGAACCGCAGCTAGTATTAAAATGGCCGAATCCATGTCTCGTGTCTTCGTTTTTGTTTTCTCGTTGTGTAACTTTTTGCCGAAAAAAAGCAGAGGTTATTAGAAAAATGGTTCAGATATAAATTACCACTTAATCAATTTTTCTCATGAATTTTGGATCTTCTCCGGAATCTTAAAACTTTTTCGATGAAGAGGACTTGGTCCATGGATCTGTAAAGCTTTCATATGATCTTGGGTTCCATATCCTTTGTTCTTCTTCCAGAAATATCTTTCAGTCCAAAGGGTCGGAAGTGTACACATGTATTCATCTCGATACGTTTTCGCAAGAATAGACGCTGCGGCGATGTGCAGATATTTGGAATCTCCATGAACGATCTTCGTTGCAGGAATAATGACGCCTCCGTGTAAGATATCCGTTTCCGTTTCCGTATTTCCTTTGCTAGCATCTTGTCTACGAAAAGGTCTCCAGTAATTTCCGTCGACTGCAATCGATTCGATGTCGACTTGAAGGAGAAGATTTTCGATAGCGCGATGCATAGCGTTCATCGTTGCCTGAAGAATATTGACAGAATCTATTTCTTCGACTTCTGCGAACGTCACGGAAAATGCGACGGCATTCGTTTCAATATAGTTCCTTAGCATGAATCTTTTCTTCTCGCCGACTTTCTTTGAATCGCAAATCTTCAAATAAGTAGCGTCAGGAAAAAGGTCGATAGGCGGAAGAACGACAGCGGCTACGTAAACACGACCACAGAGCGACCCCCGGCCTGCCTCGTCGATTCCGCATTCATTTTGACTTGTTATAAAAGGAATAAGCGACATTTATTTTTTAGTGATTCCAGAATGATTTCATGTATGCCTTAACAATTATCTTTCTCCCCCTTTTTTCGGACGTACTTATCATTTTTTTCCCTCACTTCTAGTTAGGTTTTTAGCTGTTCCTGGTCCTGGTCCTGGTCCATGTACTCTGCTGAATCCATTTTCGCAAAGCTGACTCTGCCTTTGATTCTGGTAGACTACCGCGAAAATAGTTGTCCCCACGGCTTTCTTTTACATCGTTGCTTATGATCTTTTCTAAAAGTTCCGCCGCAGCTTCTGATACATGGTAGCATGATAAATCATAGTTGAAGAAAGAATAGTACTGTTCGAAACCTTCGGCAGATTCTGGTTCGTGCGAGCGATAATCGCCGACCTTGTATTCTACATTTGCTAGGCTATCGATGAATTTCACCCAAGGAATGTATCTTCCTTGAAATGCCCACACATCCACTGCATCCGGATTCAATCGTTCGTTTTGATAAAGTTTCGGCTTATCAATTAATCGACAATTCCAGTAGTTCATATACAAATCGTGGAACCATGAAGGATGTAACTTTTGCAGAACATGTATTCTTTCGTGTATTATTATGCGTTTCCTGATATCTCGTTTTTTAGCGACGACATCAGGAGCCAAAGCAGAAGCAAGAGCATCATTCCGAAAGAACGACTCTGGAAGCACAATCGAGTTATGAATAGTAAACGGGAATCCATGTTCAAGCTTTGTATTTACTAGAATAAAAGTCCAGTTATCTAAACAAAAAAAAGGTTTCCAAGACCAATTGCTAGCTACTATTTCATCGATGATTTCACTCAGTTCTCTTTTCTGAGAATCGTTGAATTCAAGAAGATGTCGCTGAAAAGAAGAAATATCGTAAAAGTTGTGGATGTCAGACTGTTTTGCAGAAGCGACTTTTTGAATATAGACAGAATGGAAGGCGACTATGAATTTCTCCGACTCTGTTCGCGAGAGAAATTGTTTCTGCATCTTCAATTCTATGGTTTATGTATTTTGTTTCATATTCTTCTTAGACTCGAAAATTCAACCACTCCTCTCTTCTGTTCTCCATTTCTGCCTCATCACCATCAAGCATTGTATCTGGTATTCCGAATTCTTTGCGGATGGAATCTGTTGTCCGTCCTCGAAGCGTAGCTGCCATGCAAGCGCAACCTAGATCGAGAAGAGGCTGGATATCGAGGTAATTGGCCACGAGAATAAGCTCAATCAACTGCGCCTTGTCTTCTGCCACCGTATTGATGAAAACCACATACCAACCTTGTACCACTGAGGTCAAGCTTGGATCACGCAGAGGTCGTTGGATTTCATGCATCTTATCGGTAACATAGTGTCTCATGAATGCAACAACCAGCTCAAGAGTTTTGCCATTTGCTTTCGGAATAGGAAAGCTTTGCATTTCTCCTCCTCTTTCCTCGTTCGCGTCCTCGTCTTCGTCTTCGTCATCCTCTGAGATCTGGGCTCTCAAGACAAGCGAGAGTTTTGCCGCGTTCTTCGATATTTCAAAGGTCTTTCCGTCATTTGATTCAAGAATCATAATGGGCGACAGATCTTCAAGTTCCCATGTAGAAGGGGTGGTTTGCATAGTTGCTGCTGCCATCGACATTACGTTATCTCTCTTTACACTTAGTAGAATGTGGAATGATCAGGTCAGGCAATTATTTGTTTAAAGTCTAGTCATATCATTTTTTTCCGCCACTGTAAATTACTCTTATTCTCTTTCTAGGTAGTTTAGTTACATTTCATACTTTTATGATCTCTTGCCATAATTTCAAGATTTTGGCACAAAGCTTCACTTGCAAAGAGAAAGATGCAGACTGGAAGGGCTATCTCCAAAGAAGTGCTGAATTCATGGAGGAAACAAGATAAACCTAGATTTAGAGCGACGACTGCTCGACAAGATCAGGCAAAAATAGTTGAGAAACGCGCACATCGCAACCTCAAGAGGAAACACGAAACTGTCTACAACTCTTGCCTTCGGATTGCAGAGAAAGATTCTGATATTCTCATCATAAGCGTTCCAAGACCAACCTCCGTTATTGGAGCTGAAAGTGATCGTGATCACGATGATGATCGTGATCACGATGATGATCGTAGTAAAGAAGAAGAACCTGCTCCTTCTGTCTTCGCATCAAGAATCTCTGCTGAAGTACAAAAGGTACGAGAGGTACGAGAGGCACAAGCAACAGAAGAAGCAGCAGTAGCAGAGCATTGTGTTTGCAGCGGCTGTCTACGCTCGTTTCAAAGTGTTTTAAAATTCCAAGATCACAGGTGTCAGAAACTTTGGACCTGTCCTATTTGCTCGAAAACCATCCTTAACTCTTCGAAACGGCAGCATATGGATGTGCACACTGGAACGAGAAACTACCATTGCCATTTGTGTGATAAATCCTACCACCAATCTGGTCATCTAGATATTCATTACACAGATGTGCATTCTTCTGTTCGTGCGTTTTCCTGTCCAGTCGAAGCATGCGGCAAAACTTTTAAACATGGATACTCCTTGAATGATCACATGAAAATGCATGCCGAGAAGAGACCCTTCCAATGCACCGTCGAAGGATGCAACAAGACGTTTCTACAGAAGAATGCACTCGCCATTCACAATAAACGCGAACATCTGAAGACGCTTGTGGCATGTCCCGAGTGTAACGAGCAGAATTTGTTTGTCTCGAAACACTTTCTTGGCTACCATCAAGTGAAAGAGCATCCTTCTAAAAAAGATTTTGATGATTTGGCCGAGTATTATGAAAATCATGGAGAATGGCCTTCAAAGAATAGATTGCAGGAGAAGATACCTCGCAATCGTCTTTTACGAGTCATGCTCGAAAAACTCGCGAAGAGGAACAAGTGGAACTCTCTAGACGAATTTTTGAAGTTCTATAAGGAGTAAAATCCGATTTTTGTTTCCACCAAATATTCTTTATTTTAGATGTATCGTCGTTCTTTTCTTTTCGACCCCCTTGATAATCTAAATATAAAATTTGCAGCTATTTAGAAAAGAGAAGTAGTGACTCATACGATTAAAACGATGAAATTTGAAGATATGTACAAAGAGTACGATGACAAAAATATGGAACGAGAAGTTACTGACGACATAGTGAATCTGTACGACTCGTACGAGGTGAAGAACTGGTTTGAAATATTGTATATTCAAGAAGTCGCGATGAATTCCAGTGTGATCTGCAAACGCCTATTCTCTGTGAGTTTCTTTCGCGCGAATGTTGACTGTCAGGGTCCAGAGAAGAGAGTGGATCCTTCGTGTTTCACAGCATGGGAAGAGAAGTACTGGAGAGGATTGACTCGATTAGCCCAGAGTCTGACAGAATCGGATATCTTGCGAGTCTATGTGTCTCAAGAGCTTCATCAAGAAGGATATTCTGCCAAGCTTTGTCAGATTCGCAAGAGATCTTTGCAAATATTCGTCATGCAATCGAACTCTATTGGTGCGCAACCTGGAATGTTGTGGCGTTTCTTACCATTTTTTGACGAGTCTATTTCATGTACAGTGATTGTCGTCGATATTGATGAAGATATATCTCTTCAGCGGTTCGCCATGATCAAGAAATTTGAAGCGTCCGGAAAGAATTTCGGCAGGTTTGTCAATTATGGCGGGGTCGACGGCGATTTCCGCATATGCAGAGAGTCAAACGCGAAGAATTACGCTGCAGTTTTAGGCAGTTTGGTCATGTGTCGACCGTCTCGTTCACAATTGAGCTTATCTTTACTCAACAGGTTCATCTTGACATTCATGAAACGAAGTCTAGAGTATGAACCAACGTGTTCTGTTCCATTATCGAAGGAAATGAGTGAGTACAATCTCCCGATACACCAACATACTTACGGATGGGGAGCTCATTGGACGATGTATGGATTCGACGAGCGTTTCCTCAAACACGTGCTTCTTTACCATTTCGCGCGCAACGGATCGCTGCTATCTTTCGTAAACCGGAATGCCCTCACTCGGAAGGAAATTCTTGCGGATTTAGAGTTTACAAGATCTTTCCCAGATAATACCACACTTTTCTTTGTTTGACCTTTTAACAAGAAACACAAAGACGCCCAAAAATACAAACAAGCAAACTTAAACCTTAAGTAATTATTCTTCTGACGAGTATATGACGTTTTTCTCGATAGATCATCCATCCGTTCTTGACAATCAATGATATTGTTTTTGCTCACGGTCGAGAGAAGAGATTACATGGTTTTGAAAACTTTGACGTAAATGACGTAGTATGAGCGAAAGTCGATCTGAAGACGGATTGATTCCGTAACAGATACAGAGACGATTGTTACTACGGTACGTTGCTGCCTCTTACAGTACTTAAACATATATGTCTTTTTTAGATTTAAACTTAGATACGAAGAACTTTGATAGTAAAAAATGTGTACTAAAGGAGGATGCAAGGTTCGCCCGTCGTTTAACATCGAAGGTGAGACGAAAGCGCTTTACTGCTCCAAACACAAAATTGATGGAATG